AAGACAAGCAGAAAGAGTTACAGCTACAGAAGTACAATTAGTAGCTAATGAATTAAATGATGCACTTGGTGGAGTGTATGGAATTTTAACAACAGAATTTCAGTTACCTTACATTAATACAAAGTTAGCAATGTTAAAGGAACAGAAATTGCTACCTGACCTACCTAAACAATTAGTGAAAACTAAAATTATTGTAGGAATGGAAGCATTAGGGAGAGCATCAGACAGATTAAGATTGCTTCAATTTATGTCTGATTTATCCAATACGTTAGGTGCTGAAACTTTAGCACAATATATAAATCTTGATGATGCAATTAAGAAATTTGCTGTGGCTAATGGAATAGACACACAAGGATTAATTAAGTCTCAAGAACAAATCCAACAAGAAGCCCAAGCACAACAACAGCAACAGTTCGCTAACCAAGCGTTAGCAGACCCAAGAGTGGCAATCGAAGCAGGTAAGGCAATGGCTAACTCTGGTGCTAGTGTTAATGCAAATGGGGAACTTGAAATACCACAGGAGTAATACATGAGTACACAAACAGTAGAAGTAAAATCTGATGACACAAATATTTCATTAGAAGAACAAGCAAAACAAGTAGAACAAAATCAAACTTTAGAAGTAAGTGAAGATGGAACTAGAGTTGAAGTAAAATCAAATGATGACACTTCAAAATCTACAGATGAGACTAGACCTGAATGGTTACCAGAAAAATTTGCTAGTGCAGAAGATTTAGCAAAAGCATATTCAGAATTAGAAAAGAAACAATCAACACCTAAAGAAGAACCTTCTCAACAACAGATGAGAGCAGATGCAGAAGCGTCTCAAGGTATGGAAAAGTTTTATAGTGAGTATTCACAGAATGGTGAACTTTCAGAAAAATCTTATGAAGAACTTTCTAAAATGGGTTTAGATAAAAACCTAGTTGATGGTTATATCGCTGGACAACAAGCAATTGCCAACTCAGAAGTTAAAATGATACATGACACAGTTGGTGGTGAAGAAAATTATTCTAAAGTAATTGAGTACGCTAAAAATAATTTAACTGAAGCAGAACAAAATGCTTTTAATGAAACTTTAGATACAGGTTCAATTGAACAAGTAAAATTTGCTGTTCAAGCAATTGCAAATAGAGCAGGTGTATCTGGTGAACAACCTATGCAAATGATTAATGGTGATACTAATGATGTATCAATAGATGTATTTGAAAGTGTTGCTCAAGTTACAGAAGCTATGAATGACCCAAGATATGCAAACGACCCTGCTTACAGAAAACAAGTAGAACTTAAATTAGCTAAGAGTTCAGTATTCTAAATGGCAAGAGATTATAAGTCTGAATATCAGAATTATCATTCTCAACCAGAACAGAAGAAAAATAGAGCAAAAAGAAATTTAGCCAGAAGGTTAATGAAAAAGAAACTGGGCAATGCCATCAATGGTAAAGACGTTCACCATCAAGATGGCAACCCTAAAAACAACAACCTGTCTAATCTTAAGATAGTTTCAAAAAGTTACAATAGGTCTAGAAATGCTTAATTTTATACTTCCTATACTTAAAAATCCTTTAACTAGAATAATAGCTGACAAAACAGTTGGTGCTATTCAGCACAAAATGGAAAAAGATAAAATTATTAGAGCAAAGGAAATAGAACTAGAGAAGTCAGTATCAATTGAACAAATACGTTCAGGCAACAACAGTATTAAAGATGAAGTATTAACTATTAAGATAGCATTAATATTTCTCTTTTGTTTCATACCTTACACACAACCTTATATGGCTAAAGGTTTTGAAATTTTATCAAACGCTACACAAGAGTTTTGGTGGGCAGTTTTAATCGTTTACTCAGGTAGCTTTGGATTATCTACAATTAAAAACATACGAGGTAAAAAATAATGTCATTAGTAAAAAACATTAATAGAAGAAAAAAACTTGGTATCTCAAGAGACAAAAAAGATAGTACAGTTTCACCGAAGGCTTACAAAGCCATGAAGAACAACTGGAAAGATAAAAAGAAAAGTTAGTGCCTAAAAAGAAGTTTGACCTAAATAAGGTCGAGCATGAAACTAGGTCTAAATATAAAAAGACTTCTCAAAGTACTAGAAGACCTAAAATGTCTTCAATGAACAAATCTAAGAAAAAGAATTTTAAGAAGTATGCCAAACAAGGTCGAGTGTAAAAAATGCAATCACCCATGTCATTGCAAAGATACTTTACATGCAGATGAATATGGAATTTGCACTTGTGATAAATGTAAGTGTACTAAAAAAATAAGTGAAAAAGAATTTTGGAAAATTATTTCTAAAAGAAAAGACAAATAATCACCATCTCTCTTAAGAGAGGTGACTAACCAAATTCAAAAAAGATTGCCTGTTACGACAGATAACCTTCTGATTATGGAAAGTAGTTAGGTCAATACAACAAACCAATAAATATAAGGAGACAACTATGTCTAATGCAACAATATCAAGCATTGGTCAGGTAAACTCAGCAGGTGATGCAAATGCACTTTTTTTGAAATTATTTTCAGGAGAAGTTCTATCTACTTTTGGTAGAGAAAACCAAATGTTAGGAATGACTACTGTTAGAACTATTTCTAATGGTAAATCAGCACAATTTCCTGTTACTGGTACTGTATCGGCTAATTACCATACAGCAGGTAATGAGATTACTGGTCAAGCTATCAAACACAACGAAAAAGTAATTAACATAGATGATATGTTACTTGCTGATGCTTTCGTTGCAGAAATAGAAGAACTTAAAAATCATTATGATGTAAGAAGCATCTACTCAAAAGAAATGGGTCAGGCTCTTGCAAATAAGGTTGATAAGCACCTTCTATCGTTAGCTATCTTAGCTTCAAGAACTACTACACCTAATGTTACTGGTGGTAACGCAGGTGAAGAAATTACTGATGCTGACGCTAACACAAACGCTACTTCTCTAATTGACAGTTGCTTTGAAGCAATTCAAAAATTAGATGAAAAAAACATACCTACAGCAGGTCGTGTAATAATTGTTCAACCAGACCAATATTACCAACTTGCTAATGTAGATAAATTAGTAAACAGAGACTTCTCAAAAGATAATGGTGACTTTGGAAAAGGTACAGTTTTATCAATTGGTGGAGTGCCGATAGTTAAATCAAATACAGCTACAGAAGTGTTTGGAACTAACTTATCAGCTTCAATCTCTGGTACTAACAACACTTATAATGGTAACTTCAGCAATACTTACGCTGTAGTTATGCACTCAAGTGCAATCGGTACTGTTAAATTAAAAGACCTAGTTATGGAAAGCACATACGACCCAAGAAGACTTGGTACTCTTATGACTGCTAGAATGGCTATGGGTCATGGTATTTTAAGACCAGAAAGTGCAATCTCAATCAAGACTGCATAATCAATCTTAATACTTACAGAATACATAGGCGGAAGGCTAACACAGACAACTTCCGCCTGTGTTTAAATTATTATGACAACACAAACTAGAACTTCCGAATTAGAAGCAGTAAATACTATATTGAGTACAATTGGTGAAGCCCCATTGAACTCATTAACAGGTTCTTTACCTGTAGATGGTACAATTGCTAAAAATGTTTTATCTGAAGTTGCAAGAGAAGTTCAATCACAAGGTTGGCACTTTAATACTCATATCAATGTAACTTTAACAAGAAACACAGATAACAAAATTCCACTAGCTACTAATGTAGTTAGAGTAGAGATAGACCCAAGAAAATATTCTAAAGGTGATTACAATATAGTTCAAAGAGATACTTTTCTTTACAATCTTGCAAAGAATGAAGAAACTTTTGATAAAGACTTTGAAAATGCAACAGTAGTCTATTTACTACCATTTAATGAAATTCCTGAACAAGCTAAAAGATATATAACTATTAGAAGTGCTAGAATATTTCACGATAGAACTTTAGGTGCAAACACACTTCATAAATTTTCACAAGAAGATGAAACAAAAGCATTAAGTATTCTTAAACAAGCTGAAAGTCTTACAGGAGATTATTCTATATTTGATACACCTGAACAGGCATACACTATTGTTAGAAACAATGGAGTGTACTAATGGCTTTAGTCAGTCGTACAATTCCTAATCTAGTACAAGGTGTTTCTCAGCAACCTGAAGTCTTAAGATTAAACTCACAGGCTTCAGAACAAATTAATGGATTTAGTTCAGTAGTAGAAGGATTAAAGAAAAGACCTAATACTGATTATGTAGCAAAGTTATCAGCTACTTCTTTTGGTAACGCTTACATTCACACTATTAATAGAGATGCTAATGAACGATACATTGTGGTTATTACTAATGGCAGTATTGCTGTGTATGATATACTTGGAAATGCTAAAACAGTTGTAAATCAAACTAACGCTACAAATTATTTAACAAGTTCTAATCCTAAACAGGATTTTACTTGTATGACTGTTGCTGACTATACTTTTATAGTTAACAAAAATAAAAATACTGCAATGGATAGCACCACTTCAGGTGCTAAAGTAGAACAGGCAGTTTATTCAGTACTACAAGGTGTAAATAGTACAAAATATTCAATAACTATTGATGGAAGTACTTTTAGTTTTACTTCTAGTAACACAGATAGTGAAGCAATTAGAGATGGCTTATTTTCAGCTATTGGTTCACCATCAGGTATTACATTAACAAAAATAGGTAACTCTAGTTTTGGTATTGTAAAATCTTCAGGAACTTTACAAATTACAGCATCAGATGGTTATGGTGATGATGCTTCACAAGTAGTTAAAGATAAAGTTCAAAACTTTAGTGATTTACCTGTACCTGCAATTAATAATCAAATTGTCCAAGTTACAGGAGATGCCAATAATGGATTTGATGATTATTATGTTAAGTTCATTAAAGCAGATAATCTTTGGCAAGAAACAATAGCACCAGATACAAAATTTAAACTTGATGCTGATACAATGCCACACATTTTAATCAGAACAGCTAATGGAAATTTTAGATTTAGTCAGGCAGATGGTTCTACATATACAATAAGTGGAACTGATTATGATGTACCTCTATGGGGTGAAAGAATTTGTGGTGATACAGATAGTGTACCAAACCCAACATTTGTAGGAAGAAAACTAAATGACATATTTTTTCATAGAAACAGATTAGGTTTTCTTGCAGATGAAAATGTTATCATGTCTAGAAGTAGTGAGTTTTTTGAGTTCTTTCCTGAAACAATTACTCAAGTATTAGATACTGACCCAATTGATGTAGCTAGTACTCACACTAAAGTTTCTATACTTCGTCATTCTATAAGTTTTGATGAAGAACTACTTTTGTTTTCAGACCAAACACAATTTATTTTAAGTGGTGGTGCAACATTAACTTCGGAGAATATATCAATCAATGTCGCTACAGAATTTGAAGCAGACAAAAATATTAAACCAGTTGGGGCAGGAAGTAATGTCTATTTCGGTTTCAATAAAGGAAATTTCACAGGTCTTAGGGAACTTTTCATTGCGTCTGACACAGATACAAAACAAGCTGATGATATTACAGCGAATGTGCCTAAGTATATTCCTGCTAACGTCTTTAAACTTGCTAGTGCTACTACTGAAAATGTTTTAGTAGCTTTAAGTTCTGATGAAAAAAATGCACTATATGTTTATCAATATTATGTAAGTCAAAATAGAAGACTACAAAGTGCATGGCATAAGTGGACTTATGGTACTGATACTACTGATAATATTCTTAATGTAGACTTTATAGAAAACGAATTATTTATAATTAATGAAAGAAGTGATGGTGTCTATTTAGAAAAGATAGATATATCACCTGCGTTAACTGATACTGGTGAAACTTATTTAACTCACTTAGATAGAAAATTAGATAATACTGAAATTACAGAAAGTTATAATGCAGGTACTAATCAAACTACTATTACACTTCCATATCAAATAAAAAATACTATGAAAGTAGTAGGTAGAAGTGGTGCTTCTAATAAAGCAGGTCAGGCTATAGCTACTGTTTCTCAAACTGTAGGTGGAACTAATATTGTAGTTACAGGTGATATTACTGCACAAAATTACTTTGTAGGTGAACAGTATGAATTTAAGTTTGTATTCTCACAACAATTTATACAAGTAGCAGATACTCAAGGCTCAAGAATTTCAGTAAAAGAAGGAAGATTACAGATAAGAAACTGGAATGTTTCTTTTAATGATACTGGTTATTTTACTACTGAAGTTAAACCTGTAGGTAGAGACATATCAAAAACTACATACACAGGAACAATTACAGGTACAGGATTACTTGGAACAGTTAACCTTGAAGATGGAGATTATACTTTTGCAGTTCAGTCTGAAAATGACAAGCTAACTGTAACAATTAAAAACGATAGTCATTTACCATCAAATTTTATCAATGCCAGTTGGCAAGGTTACTATGTTACCGCTTCACAAAGAGTTTAATGGATTTAGAGTAACTAAAAAATCAGACATTGATATTTTAGCACCTAATTTAAGATTTGAAGATAAAAGAGAAATATTAGATGCAACAGGATTAAATCCTTATCAAGCATTAACACATAGTTATAACTTTTCTAAATTTTGTTTTACTATTGTTGATACTAATAATTACCCAGTAGGAATATTTGGAGTAGGTGATGATGGTTCAATCTGGTTATTAGCAACACCTGATATTAAAAGAATTAGATATTCTTTCTTA